ATGCGGGCGGGACAGTTGAGTGCGGAGACGCAGAGCATGGCGGGCGTGTTTGGGATGGGGGGGACGCCCACGGCGGTGATCAGCAGCACGGAGAAATATACGGGGGGCTACAGTTATCGCTTTTCGGGCAGTGGGGCGCCGTTTGGGATTGGCGGGCTGTGGAGCACGGCCGCGCGCGCGGCCATGCTGTGGCGACACAACGGGATCAATGCAGGGGACTTTGCGCCGGTGATCGGCATGTTGGTGGATGGGGCGCCGGTGGTGTGGGGGCTGAAGCTTGCGACGGGTGAGGTGGCGCTGCGCGCGGGCTATGCGTCCGCGACGAACACGGTGCGCTTTGCCGCGACGCTGCCGGCGGGGGCGTTTGGCGCGCTCAATCAGTGGTATGCGGTGGGGATGACGGGGTATTTTGCCAGTGCGTCGGGGTTTGTGACGCTGTGGGTGAATGGCGTGCAGGTGGGGACGTGGATGGGCGATACGCGCGTCTATCGCTCGGATGAAGCTGCGGCGCGCACCGCGGTCACGGGCTGTTATGTGGGCGGCACGGGCTCAAACTGGATGAGTGGCTCCAGCAGTTGGAAGAGCTACACGTACACCGACGATTTTTATGTGGATGTGTGGGACGGGGCGGGCGCGCTGGTGGATGCGCCGCCGCCGACGCGCCGCTTTCTGGCCGCGTTTCCCAACGGCGCGGGGAGCAGCAGCCAGTGGACGCCCAGCGCGGGCGCCAACTGGCAGAATGTGGACGAGGCGCCGCCCAATAATGAGACGGATTACACCAAGGCGCTGGCGCCGGGGCTGCTGGATCTGTATGCGTTTGGGGATGTGAGTGTGCCGGCTGACCATACGGTGCGCGCGGTGATCCCGCTGGCGCTGGCGCGCAAGAGCGACGCGGGGACGGAGAGCCAGGTGAAGCTGGCCGCGAAGGTGGGCGCCAGCACGGTGCTGAGTGCGGCCAAGGGGCTGGCGACGGATTACGACTATTGCTGGGAGCGCTGGACAACGCAGCCGGACGGGGTGACGGCATGGGATGAGGCGGCGGTGAACGGCGCGGAGTTCGGGGTGGAGTCGGCGGGGACGTTCTGATGGCAGAGGTGCGGGTTAGCCAGGCCGCGGCGCTGGTGGAGTTGGCGCCGACGGGGGGACGCGTCAGCCAGGCCGCGGCGCTGGTGGAGGTGGACCAGGTGCAGGTGCGCGCCAGCCAGGTGGCGGTGCTGGTGGAGCTGGAGAAGCTGCCGCTGCGCCTGGTGAGTATTGCGGTGGAGGTGGATTGGGACGGCGACGGCCTGTATACGGATGAGAGTGCGCATGTGGTGAGTGTGCGCGGGGAGGCGCGGCTGTCCGCGCCGGATGCGTTGTTGACGGGCGGCGGCGGCCAGGTGGCGCGCTGTGCGGTGGCGCTGGCGAATGGGGATCGGCGCTTTTCCAGCCTGAACCCGGCGTCGCCGCTTTATGCGTATATTGCGGCCGGCGCGGCGCACCAGGCGCGGATGCGGGTGACGGTGACGGTGGCTGGGCAGGCGCACCGGGTGTTTACGGGGGTGGTGCGCGAGTTGCAGGAGACGGCGCCGACCGCGAAGCAGGCGGCCACGGTGACGCTGGAGTGCCGCGGGCGGGACGATCTGCTGTTGCAGGAGCGGCGCAGTACGCCGTTGGCTGATTTTCTGGCGAGCAGCCAGGCCGCGGCGACGGAGGATGTGCATCTGGCCGCGTGGCTGACGCTGGCCGGGCTGGTGGATGGGGTTGATTTTGTGAGCCGGGCGTATGCGGCGGGCCATGCAGGGGTGCAGCCCACGCTGGACGCGGGGCTCTTTCCGCTGCGTTATGCGTGGCTGGACGATGAGAGTCTGCTTGACGAGGCGTGGGGGCTGGTGGGCGCGTGCTGCGGGTGGTTTTATTGCGATGCAGAGGGGGTGTTTCATTATCACAACTTGACCGCGGTGGCGCCGGGTGCGTTGGCGCGGCAGGTTGGGGCGCTGACGGTGGTGGAGCTGGACGAGCACCAGGTCGCGGGGTTGCAATTGCGCTGGCCAACCGCGGAGTTGTACGGCGAGGTGACGGTGGAGGTTTCGCCGCGCGGTCCGGGGGAGACGGGCGAGGTGTGGGCGCCTGATACGGTGGTGGTGGTGCAGCCGGGCGAAACCAAAACTATCTGGGCGCGGCTGGATGGGCCGCTGGCCGGGGCGCCCACCCTCGAATGGGCAGCGTTCACCGCGGGCGGGTCGCCGATCCACAGTGGGGTGACGGTGAGCCAGACGGATTATGCGCAGCGGGTGAAGCTGGTGATCGCCAATAGCGGGACGCGGGCGGCGTATCTGAACACGTTGCGGCTGAGCGGGCAGTTGTTGGTGGGCGGCCGGCAGGTGGAGGTGGCGCGGACGAGCGAGGCGCCCTTCTGGGCGAACCGCACGCTGCGCCGGCGGGCGATCCGTAATAATGTGTATCTGCAAGAGGAGAGCCAGGCCGAGACGGTGGCGGCGTATACGCTGCGCCGGCAGGAGCGGCCGGTGCTGGTGGCAACGGTTCCGAATGTGGACCGGCCGGAGGTGCGGCTGGGGTGGCCGGTGCGCATTGAGTATAGCAATGTCGTGCCGGCCGCGAATGCGATTGTGGGGATTGTGACGGGGCTGAGCTGGCGGGCGGATCATAGCGGGTTTCGCCAGGATGTGACGGTGCTGGAGACGGGGAGTTTGTTCGCCGGCCACGAGCCGATCTTTGTGCTGGGTGTGCACCGGGTCGGGGATGGGATGGGAGCGGGCGAGGGGTTTTTGTTTTATTGAGGGGGGAAGGTCCATCCACAGATTTCACAGATGACACAGATAAGGGCAATTCAATTATTTAAGCTGTGCCATCTGTGGATCAGCTTTTCAAACGCTCAAAAACCATCCACAGATGGCGCAGATGACACAGATAAGGGCAATTCAATGATGCCATCTGTGAATGGGTTTTTCGACGGACAAGAATGGCTTGTGGGACGGTGAGGGGAGGGGATGATGGCTTTTCAGACGCCGCCGGTGTTTGTGGATGGGGAGATTCTGAGCGCCAGCCAGTTGAATGTGCTGGCCGCGAATCAGAATTATCTGAGCGGGCTGGCGAGCAGTGTCAATCCGCCGTTTGCGCAGATTACCCTGAATGATGAGGGGGATTCCCGCTATTACGATTTGATCCATCAGCACGATTGGCTGTATCTGCGCGTGTCGGGTGCGGGTGCGGTGCGTATTTATTCGAGTCTGGATGGGTTTTCTCATGCGATGGCGACGGTGGCAGGGAGTGCGGGTGAGGCGATGGTGAGCATTGCGGCGGCGGGCATCCCCAAAGGTGGGTGGGTGCGGTGGCGCCTGCGCGGGGGGGATGATCCGGTGTCGGTGCATTATTTTGCCGAGGCAGCGAATGATTGAGTTGTTTGAGCCGTTGACGAAGCCGACCGCGGCGCGATTGAATGCGTTGGGGGCCAGTCAGAGTGCGCTGGCCGCGGTGGCCGTGGGCGCGGGGCTGAACGCGGCCGCGGCGGAGTGGGGCGGGTCGGGGAGTGTGTTTTATTTTGTGCGCCGGCTGCGCTGGCTGTTGTTCAACAGCAGCGGGCAGTTGGAAGACCCTGCCGGGGTGAATGAGCCGGTGTCGCTGCGTGACCCGGAGGACGCCAGCCAGGTGGGGGTGTTGGATCTGGAGTCGGTGGCGTGGTTGGGGGTGGGGCGCGTCTACCGGGTGAAGGGGGTGGCGGTCTGTTGGGAGCAGGAGGCGTTATAGATGCCAAAGCAGCAGGTTTTGCGGATTCTGGATGGGCGGCGCGCGGCGGGGAGCGGCGGCGGCGGTGCGTCCAGCGGCGGCCATACGCACGACAGCCGCTACAGTTTGGTGGGGCACCTGCACGATGATCGCTATAGTCTGGTGGGGCATGATCATGATGGGCAGTATAGCCTGGTCGGGCATGATCATGATGGGCGGTATAGCCTGGTCGGGCACACGCACCCGGTGACGCCGGCGGCGCTGGCGCTGGACGATCTGACGGATGTGGACGCGGCGCTGCCACCGCTGGGCGGGGTGCTGACGTGGAGCGGGGCGGCGTGGGAGCCGTTGGCGCTGCCCGTGATTGCGCCGGATGTGGCGACGGATGTGATTTGGGATGGGAAGGGCGATCTGGCGGTGGGGACGGGGGCGAATGCGGCGGCCCGGCTGCCGGTGGGGGGCGATGGGCAGGTGCTGACCGCGGACAACACGCAGGCGACGGGGGTGAAGTGGGCGGCGCCGGCCTCTGCCCCGGCGGTGAGTCTGGGGTTTGCCCAGGTGACGATTGCGGCGAGTGCGAGCCGGTATTTTTATGTGGTGCATTGGCGCAACACGCTGCATCTGCGCTTTGCCGAGAGCAGCGGCAGCAGTTCGCTGCGGGTCTATTACGACAGTACGCTGGTCTACACATCGCCGGGGAATGGCGCCAGCCATGTGGTGAATGTGGATTTGTCGGGGTTTGGATTGACGGCAGGGACGGTGTATGCGGTGCGGCTGCGCGCCAGCGACAGCGACAGCACGGAGGTGTTTTTTATGGGGGAAATGTAGGGGCGGGCGCCGGCGGACAATCGGTTGTTGTGGGACGGGGAGGGCTACAGCGGATGGGGACGGGAACGGATAGGGCTTCAGCGGAGTGCGAAGGATCGGCAGGGCTGTTTACGATTTAGCAAGTGATATACTTCACAATTGAACGGTTGAAGCTTGAACTATTCATTGGAAAGGGTTGGCTATGAAGATGCCTGGCATTCTCCCGCTTGTCTTTTTTCTCTTTCTGGTGCCTGCGCTGACGCCGGTGATCGAGCGCTTTTGGCCGACCGCCACGACGTGGTGGAGTGCGTTGTTGGTGGCGGTGCTGGGGGCGGCGGCCTCGGCGGGGTGGTTGCTCTATCGGAAGCAGTTAGCCAAGGTGGAGATGCCCGGGCCAGCCGCCACGCTGCCGCCGGGTGACGAGGAGTACACTTGGCAGGCCGCCCCGCGCCCCTCGCCCCTCGCCGCCCATCCCACGTGGCGGAGTTGGCTGCTTGGCTGATGGGGCACGCACTCAGCGAGGAGGAGCTGGTGACTACCGAACGGGTGGGGGTGGTTGTGTACCGGCTGATGCGGGGGGAGGCGGCGACGACGCTGGAGATTGCGACGTGGACGGGGCTGACCCGCACGGGGGCGTGGTTGATGATGGAGAAGTTGAGCCGGGTGTTGCCGTTGGCGCAGGTGGAGGGTCGCTGGTGTGCGATCGATTTCGTTTAGTCATGATGGTGAGGGCGATGGCGGGCGGGCTGGCGCCCGGGTTTGGCCGAGAGGGTTGTCACGCTTTTCACGCTTTGGGGGGCGTCCGGTGGGTGCGGGCGGAGTGTGAGGGATGGAGCCGGTAGGGTTTACGGCGCCGGCCAGTGCGCCGGGCCAGGCGGAGAGCCATGCGGCGAAGGCGGCGCTGGATGCGTGGCTGGCGACGCTGGAGGTGGTCCCGGCTTGGCATTCGCTCTATGCCGATTTGTTGCTGGAGCTGAAGCCGGGGAAGCGGCGGGTTTCGCCGAATAATATGCGCTGGGATTGGCGCAAGGCGCTCTTTATTGCGTGGTCGTGTCTGCCCGCGCGCAAGCGCTCGCCGGCGACGTTGAAGGAGTTGGCGGATCTGATGGGGTTGACGGACCCTTCGACGATTCGCCACTGGCGCGCCAAGGACCCGGAGATCGACGAGCGCATCCGGGCGCTGCCGGTGCAGTTGGTGACGGAGCATATTGCCGATCTGCTCGATGCGGCGCTGGCGGTGGCGCTGGAACGGGAAGAGAAGGGGTTTCAGGATCGCAAGCTGCTGCTGGAGATGGCCGGTGCGTATAAGCCGCGCCAGGTGCAGGAGTTGACGGGCGCCGACGATAGCGACATCAGGATCCGCGTAGTCTATGGCCAGAGAAGTGACGATCCACCTCCCCAAACCCCATAGCCAGCAGCGCCGCTTCATCGACAGCCCCGCGCCGCGGCGCATCATCCGCGCCGGACGCCGCGGCGGCAAAACCGTCGGCATGGCCATCCTCGCCGTCGAGCGCTTCCTCGCCGGCGGGCGCATCCTCTACGCCGCCCCCACCCAGGAGCAGATCGACGCCTTCTGGCGCACCGTGCGCCGCGCCCTCCAGCCCGCCATCGACGCCGGTCTCTACACCAAAAACGAAACCTTTCACGCCATCGACCTGCCCAACACCGAACAACGCATCCGCGCCAAAACCGCCTGGAACGCCGATTCCCTGCGCGGCGATTACGCCGACGTGCTGATCCTGGATGAGTTTCAGTTAATGAGCGAAGACGCCTGGGAGACCGTCGGCGCCCCCATGATGCTCGACCGCAACGGCACAGCCGTCTTCATCTACACCCCGCCCTCCCTGCGCAGCCGCAGCGCCTCCAAAGCCATCGACCCGCAGCACGCGGCCAAACTCTTCAAGCGCGCCCAGAGCGACGCCACCGGCCGCTGGGCCACCTTCCACTTCTCCAGCGCCGACAACCCCCACATCTCCGCCGACGCGCTCAGCGACCTCACCGCCGACATGACCGCCCTCGCCTACCGCATGGAGATCCTCGCCGAAGACGTAGACGAAGCGCCTGGCGCCCTCTGGACCCGCGCCGCCATCGAGGCGGGGCGCACCTGGAAGCCGCCCGACCTGGCGCGCATCGTCGTCGCCATCGACCCGTCGGCGACGGCCACAGGTGACGAGGCGGGGATCATCACCGCGGGCGTGGCGGGTGGTGGCAACGGCAGCCACTACTACCTGCTCGAAGACAACTCCCTCCAGGCCGCCCCCATCGCCTGGGCCCAGGCCGCGGTCGCCGCCTACCACCGCCACCAGGCCGACCGCATCGTCGCCGAGGCCAACAACGGCGGCGAAATGGTGGCGCAGACCATCCGCACGGTGGACGCCACGGTGCCGGTGCGCCTGGTGCACGCCAGCCGCGGCAAGCAGACGCGCGCTGAGCCGATCAGCGCGCTGTACGAGCAGGGGCAGGTGCACCACTGCGGCAGCTTTCCGGCGCTGGAAGATGAGATGTGTCTGTGGATTCCGGGGATGCCGTCGCCCAACCGGATGGATGCGCTGGTTTGGGCGATTAGCGAACTGATTACGCGGGCGCCGCAGAAGCCGGCGCGCAGCCGTCAAGGATAATGAGGAGAAGGACCATGAGCGATCTCAAGCTTGCCGTCGAGACCCTGCAGCGCAAAGGCCGCGATTATACGCCGCTCTTTGCCTATTATGCCGGCGACCAGCCGCTGCGCTATGCGGCTGAGCGCCTGCGCGATATCTTCCAGAACCGCCAGACCACCTTCACCCAAAACTGGTGCAGCGTGGTGGTGAATGCCCTCCTCGACCGCCTCCAACTCGCCCAATGGGAGACCGGCCCCGACGAGGAGCTGGCCGCCCGGCTGACCGCCCTCTGGCGCACCAGCGGCCTCCAGGCCGACATGGAGGCCGTCCACCGCGCCGTCGCCATCACCGGCGAAGCCTATGTCCTCGTCTGGCCCGGCGACGACGGCCCCGAAGCCTACTACCACGACCCGCGCATCTGCCACCTCTGGTATGAACCAGATGCGCCGCGGCGCAAGCGGCTGGGCGCAAAGTGGTGGCGCGGGGTGGGTAAGCTCTGGCGGCTCAATCTGTATTACCCTGATCGCATCGAGCACTACGCCGGCGGCAGCGACGATGCGCCCGAAGCCGCGGCCTTCCAGCTCGACGACATCGAGGAGAACCCTACCGGCGCCATCCCCATCCACCACTTCTACCGGGATCGTTATCTGCTGCCGGGTGAGCTGGACAATGTGATTCCGCTGCAGGATGCGATCAATAAGCTGCTGGGCGACATGATGATCGCCGCCGAATTTGGCGCCTTCCGCCAGCGCTGGATCGTCACCAATGCCGACACCTCCAAACTGCGCAACGCCCCCAACGAAATCTGGGAACTGCCCGCGTCTGGGCCGGACGAACAGCCCACCACCCTCGGCGAATTCGCCACCACCGACCTGCGCAACTATCTGGATGCCATCGACCGCCTGGCCACCAGCATCGGCGTCGTGACCCAGACCCCGCGCCACTATTTTTATGCGCAGGCGGGCGATCCGTCGGGCGAGGCGCTGATTGCGATGGAGGCGCCGCTGGTGCGCAAGGTGCAGCAGTATCAGGCGCGGCTGGGTGCGGCGTGGGTGGAGGTGGCTGCGGCGCTGTTGCAGATGGCCGGTGCGGCGAGCGAGCCGCGCGAGATTACCCTCGTCTGGGAAGACGCCAGCACCCTCCAGCCACGCACCCGCGCCGAAATCCGCCAGATCAGCGTCGCCGCCGGCATGCCCCTCACCACCCTCCTGCGCGACGAAGGCTGGAGCGCCGCCGACCTCGACCAACTGGAGGCGGACAGGGCCGCAGAAGCCGCCCAACAGCAATCCGCCCTCGCCAGCGCGCTCGTCAACGCCCAACAGCGCTTTGACCAGAACAGCCCGGAGGCCCCCAATGCGAACCTCTGACGACTACCGCCCCTGTGTGGTGCTCTTCCCACACGGCGCGGCGCGGCGCGCCAACATCCTGCACACCCGCCTCGACACCCTCGACCAGGCCCGCGCCAAACTGCGCCGCGACCTCGCCGCCTGGGTCAGCCCGCAGGACTACGAAATTCTCAAACTGGAACTGAACCCGCCGCCGAGGGACGCCCATGCCTGACCCACTGATCGTGCAGCAGATGTACGCGTTTCGGGCGGCGCTGCTGCGGGAGGAAGCGCAGCAGATGCAGCGCATGACCGCCCGTTGGCTCCAGCTCGAACGCAGCCTGGACGATTCGATAGAGGCCCTCCTCGCCGAAATTGGGCGCCGCCAGGCCGCCGGCGAACAGTGGGCGCGCCACACCGGCCCCTACGCCCGCCTCGAACACTACCAGACCCTCCTGCGCCAGGTGCGCAGCGAGATGCAGCGCTTCGCCCGCTATACCGAACAGCGGATCGACCAGAGCATCGCCGCCCACGCCGAGCAGGGCGCAGAACAGGCCGCCTGGGTCCTCAGCGGCCAGACCAGCCGCCTCAACCCCATCGCCGTCGAAAACATCGTCGCCGCGACCCAGCCCGCCGCACCCGTCGGCCAGCTCCTCGCCGCCGCCTGGCCCGAAGCCGCCGTGCGCATGACCGACGCCCTCGTCACCGGGACCAGCCTGGGCTGGAACCCGCGCAAAACCGCCGCCGCCATGCGTCAGGGGCTGCAAAGCGGGTTCCAGCGCAGCCTCGTCATCGCCCGCACCGAACAACTGCGCGCCTGGCGCGAAGCCAGCCGCGCAACCTACCAGGCCAGCGGCGTCGTCGCTGGCTACAAACGCCTCGCCGCCAAATCCACCCGCACCTGCATCGCCTGTTTGCTGGCGGACGGCCAGTTCTACGCGCTGGATCAGCCCTTCGAGGAGCACCCGCAGGGCCGCTGCACCCTCGTCCCCGTCCTCATCGGCCGCGACCCGCCCGACTGGGAGCGCGGCCGCCAATGGCTCGAACGCCAGCCGCCCGCCACCCAGCGCCAGCTCCTCGGCCCCGCCGCCTACAACGCCTGGCAGGCCGGCGACCTGCGCCTCGAAGAACTCGTCGAGCGCCACGAGCACCCGACGTGGGGTGCGGCGCTGCAGGTGCGGTCGTTGCGCAGTGTGCTGGGGAGCGAGCAGGCCGCGCGCTGGGTGCAGCAGGCGACGCCAACTCGCACCCCGGCTGCGCCGCCGGTCACACGTCACCAGTCCCTGCAGAACGCACGATTGGCGGAAGTCAACGCCATGACGCCGCAGACCTTGCAGCAACTGAGCGAGGAAATCGCCAGCGGCGCCAGATTGCCCAAACTACAGGAGCATTTCCGCAAACATGGTGCAGAGTTGGCAGATCTGGGCGTCCATTCACCTGATGCTATGAATGCACTTTTCTTGCGCCATATTCAGCGTTCTGACCTGCGCATCTTCACCTACATTTCAACGCAACCCGCCACACAGTACCGGCACTGGGTTTTGGCGGGGATGGACAACGGCGTGATGGTTCTCTATAATGAATCACAGCGCAAGCACTGGAGCCTGCTGCGCGCCAGAGACATTGAAGACTATCTGCGCCTCCGGCGTGGCTGGTGGATTGAAGTGATTGATTGGGACAAGGGAGCGCCCTTATGAGCACGGAGAACTGGCTGCATATCTATCGGCAGCAGATCGCCAACCTGGACGACTATGAGGATTTTGACGAACTTGAGCTATCCGTTTCTCTGGTGCTCAACACGCGCAGCGGCTTTGTTGATGTGGCGCTATCCCCTGAGGAACAGCGCATCCTGACTCAGTTGGATCGCGAACTGCGTGACCATCAGGCTGCCATTGCAGAATTTTTACCTGTCGCCAACCCGCCTGGCCCCGCTCATTGGTGGTATTACCTGCACGAAGGCCCACAGGTGCAAGAGCAAGCGCCGCAGCCGGCCTAACCCACACGGCACACATACAAAAGGGGACGGTTTTCCGTCCCCTTCTTCATTTTGTCCGCTGTGGAAAAAATAAAGCCCCTTGCGGGGCTTTGCCTGGCCGGGCCGCCACCTCCGGCATCTTCTTTGACTGGCCTTGCGGACTCAGTGCGTGAGTGGCGTTGCTCACCTCAGGCTATTTCAGTATAGAGGGTCAAGGAGCTTTCACAAGGGGCGCCCTTGAGCATACGCCGGAAACGTGCTATCTTGAAGGCGGAATTGAGTCGCTCGAGGTCGAAAATCAGGTCCGACGCGTTACCTTCGCCGGTAATATGAAATGATGGAACTACCGCCTGTCCATCCGGGCGACTCAATTTGACCAGGTGACAACGGTGACATCGCCTGCATTGGCGAGAAATACAAAGAGGACGGGTTTCCCCGTCCTCTTTGTATTTCCTGACCGTCCCGAACTACAACGGATGGGGACGGGAACGGATAGAGCGGGAACGCCGTGTGGTATCCGTTCTTTTCTCGATCCGTTGTTGTCGTTCACCGTCGGACAACAAAGACTTGTGGGACGGACGCCAAAAAAACATCCACAGATTGCACCGATTGCACAGATAAGGGCTTTTCTTCTGTGTCATCTGTGTCATCTGTGGATGCTTCTTCCCCTGTCCCTCAGGATCTTGGTTGTTCCGTCGGCGCAAAATGGACCTCCAGCCGCCGGGCATCCTCCTCGGTGTAAAATTCACGACCCCCCGGCAACACCACGATCCACCCCTCCACCGGGTCATACTCCAGCCGGTGCGCTGGCCAGGCCGCTACGCGCCGCACGGCGTCGGGCGGTGCGGGCCGGGGCGCTGCTGGCCGCTGCCGCAGTACGAGCACGGCGACGATCAGGCCGGCGACGCTGGCAACGATCGCGATGAGCAGGACGATCAGCAGGCGCAGGGTGGCTTCGCGCTCGGTGGCGAGCCACATAAGTTGTTGCGCGCTGATATAGGTGCGCTCGGTGCGGTTGGCTTCAGCGATCTCCATGCGCTGCGTCTGCCCCTCCTGCTGGATGGCTTCGCGCTGGGTGCGCTCCGCCTGTTCGATTTGGGTGCGGGTGGTGCGCTCGGCTTCGTAGCGGGCGGCGCCGGCGCCGTCGCCGGCGAGCAGCGCCAGGACGAGCAGGGCGCCAAGCGCCCCGGCCAGGATCCAGCGGCTCAT